ACGGCACAGGCGACCACACAATTGGTTTAACTTGGCAGTGGACTGGTGTTAGTGCTGGTGATATCTTAACAGCAAACTATGCTTATATATTTGGACCAAGCGCATTTGATGCGGCAGACACTGCTATTGATGGCGGTGCTGGTGGTGGTACAGCAGGTGAAACACCAAGTGATTGGGGTACAGTTGAGGATGTTGGTTCAGCAACAGATGCGGCTAGTGGTGCATCAAGCGGACCTATTGCAGTTGGTACAGCAACATCTAGTATCACAAGCCACTCAGCATCAGAGTCCGACGGTATACAAACTATTGCTCGTACAAAAACTACAAGCACATGGACAGTATACGATGATGCATCAACAAGTGATCCAACAGTATCAACAGAAAGTCTATCAAGTTTTACAGGTCGTGTTGATCAAATTGAAACAATTAACAACATGATGCAATTAACAAATCGTGAAGTAGATTTTCATGGCATCAAATTATTAAATGATAATAGCAAAGCTAGCAACGGAATGGCTGGTGATGTGGTTGGTGTTGTAGTTGGCGGAAAACGTGATCTAGATAACGGATGGGCACTTGGTGCTGGCTTTGGGAAACTAGATGCTAGAGCTGACAATAACAGCGACTGGGTCGAAGCTGATAGCGTTATGTTTAATGTTCATGCTGAACGTGAGTTGGTTGACGGTAGTGTTAGACTTAGTTTGACCAACAGTAATGTAGACTACAGTCTTAGCAGAGTAATTGGAGACTTTAGTAATACTGCTAGCACTACAGGTGTTGATCGTTATGCTAGAATTCAGTGGACTGCAGGCGGAGAAAAGTTTCGACCAATTCTTGGATACACCAAAGGAGTAACTAGAGTTGAGGGATATACCGAAGCAGGTTCTATACAAAGTGCAAGAACGGTAGCTAGAGATAATGACTGGTATAGATTCGCTTCTGTTGGGTTCGAATTTAATCTAACTCCAAGTCTTAGCGGTAGTTATGTTCACGACACAGATGGCACTAACAGTCTTGCTGTTGGATTAGATAAAACAATCAACGATAAGACTTTGACTCTTGAGTTTGGAAGAGTTGAAACCGAAACAACTGCTGCAAATACACTCAGTGCAAATCTTAATATAGTATTTTAATTGCAAATATAATTTTACTTTATATCATTATTACATTATAATAGGTGTATGATTAAAAGAGACATATTTGAATCAATAATTGACGTTGGAAGTGGACTGTTACTGGCAGTGGGAATACAGATGTTGATATTCCCACTGTTTGGTCTACACCCAACTATATTAGACAGTTTTGGTATAGCAATTATTTTTACCATTACCAGTATTGCTAGATCATGTCTCTGGAGAATCTATTTTAGAAAGGTGAGAAATGGAAACTATAATAGTTGAGAAACAAAAATCTGAAGAGCAATTAGAACTTTTAATAAGATCTGTTAAGGAGTTATTGTCTGATGAAACCATTGGAAATCTGTGCGTTACTTTTACCAAGAAAGACGGAAGTGAGAGAAAAATGTATTGCACTCTTGCACCAAAATTTATTCCAGAAGAAAAGCATCCAAAGACAGATACCAAGTTTACTGAAGAAGCAATCCGTGTTTTTGACAAAGAAATAGGGGACTGGAGGAGCTTCAGGTGGGATAGTGTCACCTCTTTTAGCTATTCTAAACCCTAAATGGTTGTTTTTTAAGGGAAAAATAATCAAAAAAACCCTTTACTTTAATTCAATAATATCGTATAATTACTATATTGAGTTGATAAATGTGAAAGGAAATATGATTATGACTACTATTGAAATCGAAATGTTTGAAGAAAAAGTTAACACCCTTGTTCATGAGGCACTAACTGCTCGTGGTAAAAAATCTTATCTTCTTGACTGGTTCAAGGGTACTTTGTTCATCGAAGGTATTGAGTATGATGATATGGTAGCAGTTAAGGGTAGCATTGAAACTTTTACTGATATGACATTTACAAAAATCGGTAATAAAACTGGTGAGTTTGCTATTGACTTTGTTTAATTGGATTATATTATGAAATATATTATGGTGTTTATTTTAGGATTTGTCATTGGTACTGTTGGTATAAGTAATTTTAATAATTTTCTTGAGAAAATTTTTATTAGTGCTCAAGAAACAGTGAAGGAGAATGTCAAGTGAAAAAGGTTTTGATTGCATTACTGTTGGTTCCATCATTTGCTTTTGCTGGTGATTGGAGTCATATTTCAAATAAAGCTCAGTTTGCTGCAGCTGTCATTGTAATTGATAAGATCATAAAAGGTGTTCAGCCAGATAGTTATGATCAAAAAAAACAAAACCCTGTTAATGTTTCTGTAGATTCAAAATATGGAAACTTCCCAATTACAATTAATAGAATATACAAGGAAAAATAATTTTGCCTAATTGGTGCTCTAATGATGTTACACTTTGGAATCCTGATCCTGAAAAGATAAAAGGTTTAGAAAAAGAATTGAGGAAAGAAAACCCAGAGCCATTTCAGTATCTTTATCCAAGACCAGAAACTGCTGATGACGATTGGTACTCTTGGAACATTGAGAACTGGGGAACTAAGTGGGATGTCAGTGTATATAATTTTGATGTTCTAGATGAAAATAATATTGTTCTTTCTTTCGACAGTGCATGGAGTCCACCGATAGAATTATACCAGTACTTAGAAGATAATGGTTGGAACGTTGATGCATTATACCATGAGCCAGGATTGTCTTTTGTTGGAACCTACTATAATGAACAGCAGAATCATATTGAATATGATTTCGAGAATGAGAACTGGAGGGATTCAGTTACCGAAAAAATGATAGAATACGCTGGTTTAGAAGAAGAATATGAGAACTGGTTAGAGTTGAACGAAGATGAAGGATAAATTTATAAATCTATATATGAAACTAGCAGAAGAAACTGCTCAACTTTCTACTGCAAGAAAACTTAAAGTCGGTGCAGTCATAGTAAAAAACAATAGAATTATCAGTCTTGGATATAATGGTACTCCTGCTGGTTGGGATAATAACTGTGAGATAGAAATTGAAAACGAGCATTTAAAAAAGTATCCTAATCCACATCAACACCATATTATAGAATTAAAGACTAAACCAGAAGTAATACATGCTGAAGCCAATGCTATCTTAAAACTTGCACGGGACGGAGAGTCTGGTAAAGATTCCTTTTTGTTTCTAACTCACAATCCTTGCATAGATTGCGCAAAATTAATTTACGGAGCAGGTATTTCTAAGGTATACTATAAGAATGATTATTTAAATAAAGAAAAGAATGTTATTGGTTTTGATTTTTTAAATAAATGTAATATAGAGGTGATAAAATATGATAGAGTATGATAGAGATGTTATGAAGTTTATGTTGGCTGCTAAACATACTATTTCTGGGGATAATCCAACACAAGCTGACTTATATGAAAAACTTATTGATGAAGAGTATTCAGAATTTAAAGAAGCCATTAAAGAAAAAGATAACGTTGAAATTATAGATGCTTGCTTTGATATGCTTTGGGTTATCTATGGATATATGTGGTCTAGAGGTATGAATATTCCAGCTATTTGGAAAGAAGGAAGCAAATCTAACTTGAGTAAAATAGATCCAGTAACAAGAAAAGTTTTAAAAAGAGAAGATGGTAAGGTAATGAAACCTGAGGGATGGACACCGCCAGACTTTTCTAAATTTGTGAGATAATATGAATATATTTTATTTAGATCATGATACTAAAAAGTGTGCAGAAATGCATGTCGATAAACATTGTGTTAAAATGGTTCTAGAATATGCTCAATTACTTTCTACTGCTCACCGTGTTCTTGATGGCACTCAATATACTGGTACTACTGCTACAGGACGTAAACGGATACGTTACAGTCTTCCTGATCAGCGGGAACATACTTTGTATGTGGCTACTCATATCAATCATCCCTCTGCTATCTGGGTGAGAAAATCTAAAAAGAACTATGAGTGGTTATACAACTTGTTTGTGGATTTATTAGATGAATATAGTTATCGATATTGTAGACAGCATAAATGTTCTGCTTTAATAAGTCCACTTGCTGAGGTTCCAAAGAATATTCCTAAAGAATCTTTTACACAACCAACACCTGCTATGCCAGATGAATACAAGGTTGAGGGAAATTCCATACAATCTTATCATAATTATTATAATGGATCAAAACGAAGAATGTTTTCTTGGAAAGATCGTATTGCTCCCGATTTTATCATTTAACTAAATACTTTTATAATATGCCAAATTACGAATTTATTGACACAACTACAAATGAGGTCTTCGAAAAATCTATGAAGATCTCTGAGTTAGATTCCTATCTAGCTGAGAATCCCACACACCTTAGACATCATAGCAGTCCACCACCGTTGGGTGATCCTGTGCGTCTGGGCATTCGTAAAATTGACAACGGATTTAAGGAGGTGCTACAAAAGATATCAGAAAGAACTCCAGGAGGAAAAGGAATGAAAGATCACATCAGAAAATAATAATAAAAGGTAGTTTATATGTCAAGAAGATCGTCAGTAGAAAATATTGTAGACATAAATGATGGCAAGAAAAATAATAACCAGACTCAAAGATTAAAATTAAAATTAGATGATTTAAAAACATTTGATCCATTAACTGAAAATCAAAAACGTTTTTTTGACTTATATAAAAGACAAGAATATTTTGTAGCATTACACGGAGTAGCAGGAACAGGTAAAACTTTTATTGCTTTATATAAAGCATTAGAAGAAGTGTTAGATAAAAATAATCCATTTCAAAAGATTATTATAGTTCGCTCAGCTGTTCAATCTAGAGATATTGGACATCTTCCAGGAGATATAGATGATAAAATGGAAATCTATAGACAACCTTATGTTCAGATATGCGATACACTGTTCGGACGTAAAGATGCATATCAAAGATTAGAAGAACAAGGACATATAGAATTTATTTCTACCTCGTTTATTAGAGGTATGAGTTTTGACGACGCTATTATTATTGTTGATGAGATGCAAAATTTAACTTTCGAAGAAATAGATACTGTAATGACAAGAGTTGGCTATCGATCTAAAATTATTTGGTGTGGAGACTATCGACAAACAGACCTAAATAAAAGAAAGAATGATGTAAGTGGTATTTTAAAATTTTTAGATATAGCAATGCACATGAAAGCATTTAGTAAAATTGAATTTACGATAGATGATATTGTTAGAAGTAGTTTAGTTAAAGATTATATTCTTGCTAAAACTAAATTCGAAGATGCTCAGGAGTTGCTAAAGGCAAAATAGAAAGATTATATTGAAGTGAAGTTTAATCACATACAGCATGACATACAAAAGATTACGAGAGCCACTGCGTTTGATGGCTCTCGTGTCTATAGAACCCCAACAGGAAACGCATATCCCTCTGTGACATCCGTCACAGGTTTACATAAAGCTGATATAATAAAAGCATGGAGAGCTAAAGTTGGCAATAAAGTTGCCAATGAAATATCTTCACGTGCTGCTAGTAGAGGTACTAGAGTACACTCCTTATGTGAAAATTATTTAAATAATGAAGCAGTCCAACCAGATATGTTTGATTTTGAAATGTGGGATAGTATTAGACCTGTTCTGCACAATATAGATAACATACATGCATTAGAAACACAATTATATTCTGATCATCTTGAAGTCGCAGGAACTGTAGATTGTATAGCAGAGTATGAAGGAGAGTTATCTGTGATAGATTTCAAAACATCTAGACGCAGAAAAACTGCGGATATGATTGATGATTACTTCATGCAGTGTTCAGCATATGCTGTTGCATTTGAAGAAAGGACAAAGATTCCTGTTGCTAAATTAGTTATTATAATGGCAGTTGATGATGATGAACCTTTAGTATTTAAAGAAAAACGAGATAATTGGATTGATGGTTTTATAAACTTACGAAAAGAATATAAGAAAATAAGGAGTATATAATGGGAATGAGTCAGACTCATGAAGCACTTGAACGCATAAAACAGGAAGATACTTTTTTATATGAATTTTTTATGAATTATAGAATTCAAGCAGCTAAAGGTATGTTAGATGTACAAGAGTTTTATGCTGATATAGAAAAAAATAAAATTTATTGGATGAAGACAAAAGAAATTTCTGATGATGTTGATACAGTTATCAATAATATTGTTTTACTTTCTAAAGTTCAATAAATAATAAACACACCTTAGAAGAGGAACATATGATAACATTAACTGATAGTGCTAAAGAAAAAATAAACACTTTGTTATCAGAAGAGGGCAACCCGAATTTTAAAGTTCGGGCATTTGTTACTGGCGGTGGATGTTCTGGGTTTAACTATGGATTTACATTTGATGAAGAAATTAACGAAGATGATTTTATAGTTGGTGGTGTGGTAGTAGATGCTATGAGCATGCAATATCTTCAAGGATCTACAATAGATTTTAAAAATGATAAGATGAGTAGTCAATTTGTGATTAAAAACCCAAATGCCACAGCTACTTGTGGATGTGGTCAAAGTTTTGCAGCTTGATGCCCTTATAGTTAAACGGTATAACGGTTGATTTGTAATCATCAATTCGCAGTTCGATTCTGTGTGGGGGCACCAATAATGGAGAAAATATTATGAAAACCTTTTTAGTTTCATTATGCTTTGCTATAATCTTAATTGCTATTAGTTCTACTAATGTTTTTGCTAATAGAGAATACTTGGCTGATCCTGTTTTGCAAGTTAATCCAGAACGAGATAAATTGAAATTTGACCCAACAGAGATTCATAAAGTAAGAGGCACAAATAAAGTAGAAGCATACTGGGATATTAATGGATCTTATGAACCGAATCCTAAGATTTACATGCGAAGAATGAAATTTTTTATAGATTGCCATCCAGAAAACTTTCCAGATACTGATAAGGCTAGAGTAACATTGAGTACTGTTGCATTAGGAACAATAGATAATCATATGATAAAGATTATTCTTATTCCACCAGGAGCTGAAGAGTGGATGTTTTGGGATGAAGTTTCATTTATGACATCTGAACATATAACTAAGATATGTAATTATAAAGGAGAATAGAATGCGGTACTTGATAAAACCACTGGTTTGTGTATCATTGATGATTACTATGGCTTCTATATCTAACGCAGATGATTCGCCTTACTGCTTAACAAAAGCAAGTCTAGCCAAAGATGTAGTTTCTAGTATTAACGATGGATTAGATCCAGATAAAATTAATTTTGCTTTTCCCAATGTTCAATCTGAAGAAGAAGCTGAACAAGCAGTAGCTTGGGCTAAAGAAATTATGCGTGAAGTATTATCAATTATGCTGGAAGAAAAAGATCCTGTTAAAGTATACAATATAATAAAGGATAGTTGTATAAATCCTTCTGATAAAGAAATATAAGGAAATATAATGGCAAAAGTAAAAACAAGTCTATCTGCAAGAGTTCACGAACCTGTTCACAAAAGAACTTCCATTGGTGGTGCTAGACCTAAAACTAGCACGATGAATAAAGCCAAAAAAAGAAGTTATAAAAAGTATCGTGGTCAAGGAAAATAAGTTTTACTTTAATTAAGAAATAAAGTAAAATATTCTATAGATTTGGGTTAAAACCTAAATAATAAACACACTATAAAAAATAAGAATACTGCCCGAAAGGGTAAGTGGGAGTTTTGAATATTGTACTCATCAACAGAAACAATTTTCGCTTTTCAACTTAAAAAGGAGATCCAGATGAAATTGGATTGGAATCTTGCGGCACACGTCGCTGTTGTCATGGTTGTAGTTAATCTTGTAGGCAACATGACAGGTTGGTGGTAATCTATAAACCACGTTAAACGATGGTCATAAGTTTTGCCAGTTTCTTTAAAAAACTGGCATTCCTTTTAGACCATATTAACTATGGAACAATTACAAAAAGACAAAGGTAAGGGAAACGTTCTTTGCAACGGACCCAGAAGAAAATATTTTACCCCAAATGGTCTTTATACCATTGGTTGTAACTTCCCACCAATACCTGTAGATGCTACTTGTATCGTTGATAGAAATGTTATTCGATCTTGGGTAGAAGGGAAAGTTGAAATGTTGACAAAAAACTTTGTTTTAACACGTGCTGCCATAGAAACATTAAACGAAAAACCCAGCAAAGAATTTATTAGTAGACCAGAAAATGCTATAACGATACTTGGACACTTCAATCTTGCAAGAAACTATTATAGTTCTGGTCACTGGGCAGCATTTGCTATGATAAGATTGGGATATACAGAATTAGACATCTATGGTTGTGATTCTTTTTGGGAAATGAATATCGGTAGTTACACTGATAATTTTATAGAAAAGGGAAAGCCATTACATAATCCAAAGTTTGCAACCGAGTGGAGAAAATCTTGGCATAGATTATCAAGAGAAGAAGGTAAGGGAGTTAAATTTAACTTTATTAATGAAATAAAAGAAAACGGAGAAGTAATTTCAGAATCTATATACGTGGATCGAAAAACAAGACTAGATCCCTAAAGGAGACATATGAAAGTTCTTTTTTTAACTGCAACATTAACAGTTTCAGTGCTTTTAGTTTTAGTTCCAAATATACTTTATAATAAAACAGCATACATTGATGACATAAAAACTGAAATAAAAAAACCTTTGACACAGTATCAAGTAAAACAAGTAAATTGTTTAGCAAAAAATATTTACTTTGAATCAAGTAATCAATCAGATCTCGGAAAATTAGCAGTAGGTCTAGTTACTTTAAACCGTGTGTATAGTGATAAGTTCCCAAATACTGTTTGTCAGGTGGTTAAACAAGCTAAATTTCATCAATGGTCTAATTCTGACATCCCTATAAAAAACCAATGCCAATTTTCATGGTACTGTGATGGTAGATCTGATAATATTAGAGATAGTGTAACATATGCTAAAATATATAATATAGCAACACAACTTTATTTAAATTATCATACAACGTATGATATAACTAATGGGTCTTTATGGTATCATGCTGATTATGTTTCTCCATATTGGAAAAAGGCAGTTGACAGAACAGTAAAGATTGGGCAACACATATTTTATAAGGATAAAGATAATGGCAGAAAAAATAAAGTTTCAAGTAACAGAGGGGCAGAAACTAGCACACTCGTTTTACTTGCTGATGGAAGATATTAATCTTTCTACTTGTAGAACAGCAATTGAGTGGATTTTAGAATGTAATTTTGCAGAAGAAAGACCAGAGTTACTTAATTTAATAATATGTTCTCCTGGAGGAGATCTTAATGCAGCATTCGCTTTAATTGATGTAATGAGAGGATCAGCAATACCAATAAGAACTATTGGAGTTGGTCAAATAGCATCTGCTGGATTATTGATTTTTATCGCTGGTGAGAAAAAATACCGTTTATTGACACCAAATACTTCCATATTATCACACCAATATAGTTGGGGGTCGTTTGGTAAAGAACATGAGTTATTTGCTCAAGTTAAAGAGTTTGATTTGACCACAAAACGAGTAATTTCCCACTATAAAAAATGTACTGGATTAAATGACAAGAAAATTCGGGAGATATTATTACCCCCACAGGACACTTGGCTCTCTGCTTTGGAAGCTAAAAAGCTGGGAATCTGCGATCAAGTAAAAGATTTAGATTAAAAATCAATAACTTAAACCCTTTACTTTAATTAAGAACTGCAGTATAATAATAGTTCTTAATTAAAGTGGAGATGTAAAAGGGTATTATGCCAGCTTGGTATACGACTACCAGCACTAAAAAGAAAAAGCAAGTAAAGTATAGAACTGCTGAAGCTAAACAACGAGCAGATAGAGAAAGAGAAAACTGGGAGAAATTGATACAAAAGCATAACCCAGAAAGAAAGAAGCCTACTCAATCTGGAACTCTCAAAAACTACAATTTAAATCCACCAATTGGTAGAGAACTTAAACATTATCCCAGTTTTAGTTCTGGTGTTGGAGTTGGTCTTAAAAAACAAAACAATCAATACACTGGAAGCAACATTATTGGTATTGGAACTTTACACAAATCTAATGCAGTTCCAGTGTTCCGCAAAGAAGACGCAGAAGATATTGCAAAAATGAGAAGATAGTTTTACTTTAATTAACTGAAGGAGTATAATAATATTATGAATATAAGAAATGAAACTAGTTTGATTATTGGATTTCACTCACGTGGTGAAAAGCAAAAAATAAGAGAAAAACTCAATACTTTTACTGCAGAAAAGATGAAACTTGATAAGTTTATGTCTATGTTTTTAGAAAAGTTTGAAAGAAAAATGAATTGGGAAGATTTAGATACTCCAATTTGGAATTTATATAGAAAGAAATCTGATGAGTATTCAAAGGTTTCTCAATTAATTAAAGTCGCAACATATTATTCAACTAAACCATAGGAAATATCTAATGCTAATACATAATGTTCCAAAAGTTACATTTAAGACACGAGTAAGAGACGAAAGTATATTTGGTGATAACCCATATCGTTGGGAAGATGTTACTACTGAGCAATTATTTGCTGGTAAGAAAGTAATTTTATTCTCATTGCCAGGAGCATTTACTCCAACTTGTTCAACATATCAGCTTCCCAACTTTGAAAAGATGTATGAAGAATTTAAATCACAAGGTATTGATGATATCTATTGTATGTCAGTTAACGATTCATTTGTTATGAATGCTTGGGCTAAAGCACAAGGTCTCAAGAATGTCAAAGTTATTCCTGATGGTTCTGGTAAATTTACTAGAATGATGGGTATGCTTGTTGATAAAGACAACTTAGGATTTGGTATGCGCTCATGGCGTTATGCTGTAGTTGTTGATAATATGGAAATAACACATTGGTTTGTAGAGCCAGGACAAGAAGATAACCACGGAGAAGATCCTTATGGTGAAAGTTCCCCTGAAAATATTTTTAAAACTCTATCAAGACTTAGTGGAATATAATGTTCAAAACGGCGAACGAGTTTTCACTATACATTGAACAGATGGTGCGGGAAAAAAAGATTCCTTACATAGACGCTATCTTAGAATATTGTAAGGAAAATTATCTTGAACCATCTGATGTTTCTAGTTTTATTAATTCTAACTTAAAAGATAAAATAGAAGGGGAATTTAGGGATTTAAATTATCTTCCCCAAAGAGCAAAACTTGATATATGACAGGTATAAAAGTGAATGGTTTTAAAGCATACAAGTATTATATGGCAGTGAAGTTGCACTTTACTACTGATAAATTCAATGTTTTTGAGAATGGCGGTAAAGTGAAAGGATCCATCGAAGCATTTAAAAAGAGAACTGATAGATTCCACTTTGAAAATTTAGCACATAAAATACCAGAAGATAGAAACTTGATTCAGTTTTATGCTGCTAATTTTGCTTATGGTAATAATGGTGCTATATGGGAACATGAAGAAGCTCAAAAAAACTATGTAACTTGGATCAAACGTAAGGAGAGTATCGCTTATATTTTTAGAGAGGATACTCTTAAAATAATTGATCATTGCGAAAAAGAACGCATTGATAAAACAAGGTTGTATTCATTTGTTGAGGGAAATTATCCAGAATTACTTAAACTCTATGTTGGTAAACATATTACCATAGAAACTATGAGAATATTAGATGATTTTGATAATTACTTGAGCAAGTGGAAACAAAACGATTCTTTATCTTTGTTATGGGATGATGAGAGAAGAAGAATCGAAAAATCAAAGAGGTTTGTGAAGTATGATGTAAAACGGATAGAACCTATTT